GAACACTTTTTAGGGTCTTGAAAGAACTTTGTAATGTGGCAATAATCGGTCAAGAAGTCGGTGAAAGTGGAACACCGCATCTACAAGGGTATGTAGAGGTAAGCATGCGGTGCCGACCGATTGAAAAGTTCAAGTTAAGTAAATGTATTCACTGGGAACCCGCTAAAGGAACACAAGAGGAAAATAAGAGTTATTGTTCCAAAGAAGGAGTTGTAATTCTTATGTTTGGATTCCCTGAAGAGATTAGAGTGATTACGCATCTACGGGCGTGGCAAGAGGAGATAGTCAAGTGTGTCGAAGAACAACCCGATGATAGGACCGTAAGATGGTACCACGAGTCTAAGGGTGGTATAGGCAAATCTGCGTTGGTAAAGTTATTATGTTATAAGTACGGAGCAATTTGCTGTAGTGGAAAAGCGAGTGATATGAAGTATGCAATTATGAAACATAAAGAGACTCATAAAGTATTTCCAAGAATAGTAATATTTGATATTCCAAGAAGCAGTCTCGATTACGTATCGTATCAAGGTATAGAGGAAATAAAAAACGGTTGTTTTTCTTCTACGAAGTATGAGTGCAATATGTGTATAATGAATTCTCCACACGTCTTAGTGTTTGCTAATGAACCCCCTAACGAGGATAGACTGTCAAAAGACAGATGGTTTATCAAGCAATTGGATTAATCCCTCCCGGGATTAATCGTGCTCTCGCTTTCGCGAGGCACAGGCGCCTTCGGCGCTAACATTTTCAAAAGTTTTTTTTTTGTGTTTTTTTTTTAGGAAATAAAAGGGTTTAAAGAAATAAAAGATTAAAATAATGGTTTCCATTTTTTTCCGTTGGAGATAAAAGGGTTTAAAGAAATAGAAGATTAGGCATCTTCATAGTCCAAGACAGAAACGAAAGACATGCTTAAAGCGGTTGAAAGTGAAGATGGTGGTGACCCATCTAAGAAGCAGTAACTTAGAAGCAAACTTGGAGAGTAGTTTAAAGGTAGCGTACTGGCATCATCATAACGCAGAACCTTCTGCTTGACCTTTAGGTTAAAATTGAAGAACTTAGTTACAAATCTCGTTGAGAAATTCTCACTTCCCGATTTGCTGAAGAAATCACTATTCATATATATTTTTTTATCAACTAACGTTGTTATGATTTCTCTGTTGGTAGGCAAGTACATACTCTGTATGGTACCGTCAAGCGGTGCAGAAGCATTACCTACTTTTAATACATAAGGCAACCAAGTACCAGTATTTGATACTGAGATATCATTAGTTGGAAACTGGCGTGGAATAACCACTAACATACGAACGAGAACTCTTGAACGAGGTTGGTCGTTTGGATTTGGAATAATATTCATATGTCCTTTAATGTTAAAGTTTCTCATAGTAACTTGATTGCCCGTACGGTTACCGTCCCCAGTACCTTGTGACATGGTAGGGATAAGTTGTATAACATCCCCAGAACTGGTTGCTCCACTATTGAAATCTGTGAGTGGAAATTCAAGAGAACATAGTTTATTTTCTATGTTTTTATGGAGTTGAGTTTTTACCATCTTGGCAACTAAATTTTTAACCCCCGAGTTTTTACGAGACTTATAGGCACGTTTTGGTTTTTTTGCGACAATCGCAACAACACGCTTCTTTCTGTAGAAAGGCATTCTTTATATTTGTTAATATAAGAAAAGATTTTAATTTTGAAAAAAATGGATATAAAGAAATAAAATATACGATTTGATTTTGAAAGCGACGAGTCCAATTTTGAAACATAAAAGGATATAAAGAAATAATTAATATATAATCTAATTATAAATGGAACCGAAATTGGAACACGTTGGAACACAGGAGTTTTTGGGTAATACTAAAACCAAAAACCGAGGTGCTAATAGTAAAAGGTGGGTATTCACATTTAATAATTATGATAAAGACGAACAGTTTAAAAATGGAACACTTTTTAGGGTCTTGAAAGAACTTTGTAATGTGGCAATAATCGGTCAAGAAGTCGGTGAAAGTGGAACACCGCATCTACAAGGGTATGTAGAGGTAAGCATGCGGTGCCGACCGAT